CATGACCCGCGCCAACCTTTCCATTGCCTCTAATTCGGAGATTTTCTTTTCTTTTTCTTCCATATCTATAAACTAAAATAGCGAGGTAGAGGCTTTGAATATAAGGCTCTCTACCTCGCTAATGTTATGCGGTTGCTACGCCGTTTTTACTCGGTCGTATTCGGGGTGCCAGCCGTAACCTCTGCATCAGTCCAGACAGGCGCGTCGAGCGTTGCAATGGTTGAAGTTGCAGGCTTCGTGTTGTCTGCGTCCGTGTAGAAGCCGGGAATAACGTCGTTGAGTGCGGTACCAGAGAGAGTACCGTAGGCAACGTTCGTTTTCAGGCTCTCAAAGACACACTTCGGTGAGATTGCAATCTTCGGCAGGAACACATACTTCTTGTCGGAGAACTTAACCTGAAGTGCAATGTATCGGGTGTCGAACGTCTGCGGAGCAGCGTAACCGGCACCCTTCTTCTCGCTGTTGTAGAGGGTCTGCCAACCCATAACGCCCGTAAGGAACGAAGCGTCCAAAGAAGCGTTGTTCAGGTCTACCTTGTAGTCACCTGCTGTGTAGTCGTCGAGAATCGGCGCATCAGAGGTTTCGCAATCAACGGTGTTCTCGTCTGCGTCGTCCTGATTGATGGAGAGTGAATCTGCGACCACATAGTCCAAAGTCACCAAAGAATCAACCGCAGTGTCCTCCTCGCCCTCGTTGTACACACCGATGACGATTTGCTTAGCCTTGGTATAAAGTTTCTTAGCCATAGCTTAATTTGTTATAATTGTTAATATTAACAGATGATGTTTAATGCTCTCATAGAGTAGTGCATACCACTCGTATTGTCGTACCCTGAATCTGAATACATTTCAGAGAAGGTGTAGTCGTCGCTATCGCAGTCCTCCATGAACTCCGCAAACGCTTTTTCCATCTTATGCAAAGTATTCACGTTTTTCTTTCCTGACGCTTGCTTTTTTGCGTACATATAGATGTTTACAGAGCCGTAGAAGTCGCCGCCATCGTTGTAGATACTGCCAACGTCTATGACAACGTATGTATCTGCACCGGACAGCGTTGCGGGCAACGTGCCGGGATAGATATTGTCGCTGACGTTTTTTAGTTTCTCTGCCAGATAGCTCTCAATGCGAGATGTGTATGCTGCCTCTATCATTTCTTTTTGTGAACAGTTTTGAAAGTTTGACCGATTGGAACAGCCGCACTTACCTGAATTTTTACGTCGCTCTTTCTTGCGAACGCTCTGACCTCGTGTTCCAATACAGAGCCAAGATTGGAAATTAGTTTGTATCTACCCGTGGAAACACCGTGCTCGTTTATTCCTTCTTCGAGAAACAAAGAGTAATAAGCGGCGTTGAAAACAACGAGCGTAAACACACTATCCATTCCTGATGAACTTTCGGTGAAACTTGCTGATGGTTTGAAGTTCTCGGCAAATTGTAACGCCCAATCCCTGCCATAACCTTCTGCAATTCCGAACGGAGCATAACCTCTGTGTTTTTCCTCTGCCATTTTTGGCTCATTGGCAAACACAATAGCTTTATTTCCGTCTGCACCGTAAGTCAGTGTGTCTCCGTAATAAACAGCCGCACAATATGCGTCGGCTAAGTTTACAGTTCTGTAATGCAACTGCGAACGCGCCTGTTTCTCTGCTTTGACAATGATTTTTTTACCAACGTTAAGCAAAGCCTGCGCAATATGACGCTTAATCTTTTTGCGTATAGGACTTTCAGGCATACTCGTCTACAACTTTAATGTCACACGAACAAGCACCAAGCTGCGAGGGGCGAATAATCTCTACCTCACCCACAACTTCTACACCATAGAACATTCCCTTAAACGTCATTCCTCGGCGAATTGGAATATCTTTGAATTTATCAATCGTTCCCGTCGCATCCGGGTTTTCCTCTAAAGGAAAGTAAATAGTGTAGTATGCCACAAGCAAAGTACCGCTGTGTAGCTTTGAGGTTTTCTGAATGTCACAGTCAGTTTCAAAGACCTCAATCTCTTTCTCCTCTTGCTCATAGAGCGGGAGGCTTTCGTCTACCCCGTAGGTGTAAAACGCTCCGTGGTAGGGAAATTTAGCGAGGTCGTGATTTTCTACGAGTGGCATATCATTCAAACCATTGCAGTCCACCTTCAAGCTCCTCCTCTTCAAACGGATTCTCGCCCCACTTTTTGTAGAGAGCCATCATCCATTTGTAGATTTGTTTCTTGTCGGAGATATATTGGCTACCGCGTGACATCGAGAAGTCGCCGTGTTGGTCGGTCGAACTTGCCGATTGTGTCGGAGACGTATAGATAATACGGAGACAGTCGGCGGTGAGCAGGTCTTTGTCTTTTTGCGTGAGTGCGGTGACGGATTCAACATCCGAAAGACCGCGACCCTCAACAATGTACTTAACCTGCGACCGCGTAAAAGTAAACCCGGTGAGCGCGTTGGCTACATAGTCTACAATATCGAACTTATTCTCCGTATTATCCATTTTCTCTTAGCTTTTAGTCGGCAGTGGTAGTGTCAATCAAAACATGATAGAGGTAGTTCTCCAAAGCGGGGGTTGCAGACGCGATAACGTCCGTGGCCCACTTCTTCACGCTACCATCGGGAGATACCGTATTGACAACGGTAACCATGCCGTCAGCCGTAGTGGTGAAAATCTTGGAAACCAAGCTGTTACCATACTTCTGCTGCATGACCTTTTCGGCGATTTCCGAACGGAACGTGTGACCTGCGATACCTGCGGGGCGAAGTACGGCGATGCCGTCCTTCCAACCGTGAATAATCTTCTCGCCATCGCGCTGATGTTCGGAGATTACTCGGATTTGCGGCAGGTCAGGGAAGCGACCGGCACAATACTTATTGAAAGCCTCCTCCGTGATGAGAGCGGCGGGCACAGCGTCGCGCTGCGAGATGAGCTGGCCGTTGTCAATCAGGAAGTTCAACTTGATGGTGTCGATAACCTGCTTGTTCTTGAGGAACACGTTCTTGAATTGCTCGTAAGTCACGTCAAGCTCCATCTCCATGTCAGGACGACCGAATACGTCCTCTACGTAGTGACGCTTCAACTCAACGATTTGGTCGAGCAGGTTGCAGTCCTCGTCTGCCCATACCTTTGCACCGGCGGTAGTCTTGTTGGCCGTGGGAATCGGAACAGAGTACAGAGATACGTTCTGAATACCACGACCAAAGTTGAAGATACACTTGCCGGTAGACATGGCCTGCATTGCCAAGTTGGTGAGGGCCATGTTGATACCGTCGATACGCGGCTGGAGCACCTCCGTGGCGTAACCGAGCAAAAGCGGTGCATCGTTACCAAACTCTTGGAAGATACGTTCCTTCTGTTCGCGTTCGTGTGCTCTCTCCTGCCAAGACACAGAAATAATGTCGGCAAAAGAAATCGTGTAGAACTCGGAACGACCTTCCTCGCCCAGACGACCTACACCACCCGGCGCACGCATATCGGCGATGGTGGCGTGTTCGGGGTCACGGGCAAAAATCTTCAAGGCGGAGGTACCATCGTTAGCGATGGCGAGCGTGTTCGTGTCTACGGGAAAGTAAGTTTTCCACAAGTCGTAGTTGGCACGAATCATGTTCGGGTCAGCCAAGATGTAAGAGATGATTTCACGTCCTTCAAAGGATTCCTCAAACATCTTAACATATTGTGCCTGCGAAAAATCGAATTTCATAGTGTCAAATGCTTAATTTGTTTGTTTACTTGTGAAGAGCGTGAATACCGAATACGCCGTTGATGTTGGCGATGTTGAGAGCCTCCACGCACTTAGGCAGCGGAGACATACGGTACTTGTACATATAGCCACCCATGACAGGCATCATCAGGTAGCGTGCGCCGTCGTAGTCCTCCTCGTCAGTGGGGTCTGCTGCGGGATTGAACAAGAAGTCATAGTCGCAAGCGGCTACGCCGTTGATGTTATCCACGAGCATAGAGCCATCGGCATTAGCCTCTACGAGGATGTCGCCCTTGGCGGGTGCCGTAGCGGGTTCTGCTGCAAGAGTTACCGCCCAGACAAGTTGCTTGTCGATGGTGGTAGTCTTTACACCCACAACCGAAAGAGCCTCACCCTCACCACCGATAACATCGGGGGCAATCGTCAGGGTGTCGCCCACAAACGGAATGTGGCGGTAGCCGTTCTTCACAATGTTTACTGTCGTTCCTTCTGCGGAATAGACCTCATACGTCTTTAAGAGGTAGAGTTCCGGCTTTTCAACTCGGTCGTCGTACTTCATATAACAAAGGTCGCCCGCATAAATCTTGGCAGCACCCTTAAACGGGTTCTTTACCTGTGCGCCGAAAGGAAACGGCTGCACAAAGTCGTCAATGCCATCCTTGCGGAGAAAGACGTGACGTGCGCCACCAATCTCGCCTCGCATTTGTACGAGGGTTCGTCCTTGGAAAACGCCTAACGCTTCTTTAGTTACCATATTCGTACTTTGTTAAAGTTTGTTTTGTTCGTTACGTTCTTTTGCCATTCGTGCCGCAATTTGCAGCGGTGTTTCACGTTCGCCGCCACCCGGTTTTGGTGTGCCCGGAATCGGTGTCGATTTAGTCACATTGCCCTTGTTGTAGAGCTTTGCGAGGTCGTCCACCTCTTTCTCAACGTCGGTGTCTGCGCTTACTGAAATCTTCCCAATTAGCGACGAAATCCACTCTTCGTCATTGATACCTTTTGCCTTGAATGCGTCTTTGAGAGCTGTTCGTTTTTCTGACAGTGCCAAAGCCGCTTTTTCGCTTGCCCTCTCCTTTTCCATAGTTTCGAGCTTCTGCTGCATCTCCTTTAAGAGTTGAGCCATTGCAGGGTCTGCTACGTTCTGCGGATTTGTAGGCTGTTCATTAGGCTTTTCCGGCGGTTGCGGTGCGGGGTGTTCCTCGTTCCATTTGTTAATGAACGTTGCTTGGTCGTTCTGTGCTCCGCCGTTTGAGGTCTTAAAATAAGGCTCAACCTGCGCCACAAAATCATCCAATTCCGTTTCATCATTAACAAGCAACTGCATCAGTGATTCCAAGTTGTCGTTGATTGTCTTGTCAGACAGAAAGCAGGTCTTTCCTCCTTTTGTCAGTGATGAGCGAATTTTTTTCGCCGCATCGGAAACTTTGAATTTCATACTTTGCGATAAAAATGGTTTGCGGCAAATATAGTTAAAGCATCAGCAGGCAAAATGTTAAAATTAAAAATGTTGTTCACGGTGAAGGTTTTGTAAATTTTGTTAAAATAAAACTATATGTTTTAGGGGTATTTTTGTCGGCGTATGGATGCAGGAGTAAACATAATCAAGCCAAACCCCGGCTTTCAGGAACGTTTCATTTCGTGTAACGTGGACTTCCTCGTGAGTGGTTCAGCCGCAGGTGTTGGTAAGTCTTTTGCCGCGCTTCTGATGGCTGGCGCACACTGCGATGACCCCAACTTCCGTATGCTCTATCTACGTCGAAACATCGGTGATATTAAAGCGGGTGGTGGTGGTACGGACGAGGCGCAAAAGATTTATTCAGGCATTGGTACGCTGAAAATTTCCGAAAGTCCGCGTCTAACTTTTCCGTCTGGTGCGTTCGTAGACTTTACACACATGAGCGACCAAAACGAGGATAAGGTTTTGGAGCGTGTCAAGGGTTGGCAGTATTCCTGTATCTACATTGACGAGGCAACAGGTTTTGAATGGTCTACCGTCAGACTACTCATGTCGCGTAATCGTTCGCAGGCAAAGTGGACGGGAAAGATGCGTCTAACGTGTAACCCGAAACGCAACCATTGGCTGCGCAAATGGGTCGATTGGTATGTGGACGCTAAAGGCTTTCCAATTCCTGAACGTGTCGGCGTAGTCCGATATTTTTATGTAAATGGAAAAGATGTAGAGGACGTTGTATTTGGCGATACAAAAGAGGACGTATATAGGCTCTGCAAAAAGAGTATCGACGCTATCTTGAAAGACCAAGGCGACGAGTTTACCTACAAAGACCTAATTAAAAGCACTACATTTTATACCGGCGTACTTTCCGAGAATAAGGCTCTGATTGGAAATGACAGCAGCTACTTAGGCTCTCTTGCCGCAATGGGCGAAAAACAGCGCATGGCGAACATGATGCAGTGCTGGAACGTAGACCTCGAAGATGATGCGGAAATGCCCATCAAGGAATCGGACGTGAGAAAAATGCCGGACAATGACCCGCAGCGCAACGGAACGCTTTGGATTACGGCGGACTTAGCTGACGTTGGAACAGATAATATGACGGCTTTTGTCTGGAACGGATTACATATCGAGGAATTGCACACCCTACCGAAGTCCACGCCGAGGCAAAACGCAGACTTTTTGTTGGCGATTGCCGCGCGTCACAACATACCCGACAACCACATTATTTATGATGGAACACGCGCACCATATATGATAGACTATATTCCGCGCGGAAAGTATCGCCGTGAGTTTATGCTCCTAAAGGATGAGTGCTATATGCGACTTGTTCAAGCCATCGGGTCGGGGCGTATCTCTATTTCTCCGTCACTCGCAAATCAAACCTACCATCACGTTAAGCTCAATGAGCAGATAACCGTCTTGGGCGAGATTATCGCCGAGTGTGGTGTTGTTCAGTTCAATATCATGCCGTCGGGTAAAATGCGACTTTACAACAAGAAGGATATGAATAGCAAATTGGGTAAGGATAGGTCTATGGACTTAACTGACCCGATGGCGATGCGCTTTTTGCCGTGTCTTTCGTGTGAGTATGGTCAGGAGTTGGAGTTTGGTATGGAGCGCGGAAACGCCGATAGCGGCGACAAAGATTCAATCAACATTTACGACGAAACAGAGTGGTCATGAAACAGACGCAAATACAGAAAGTATCTGACGAGGCAAAAGCCAGAGGTCATGAGGTCAGAGTGCGCGACATCGCGTATGCTGCCCTGTCCGTCATTTTCGACGACGAATATATGGCTTTTTCGGTGGCTTTCGGTCAGCCGCAAAATGCCGACGAGCTAAAGAGGTACAAAGCTCGCGAAGAGGTAAAGTTCCTCGTTCGCTACTTTACAAACGCACTTGAGGAAAACAAAAAAGACGACAAAGCGGAGGCGGACGCTATTGCCAAACTTCTCTCACAGGATAAGACCGACGTAGAGAACGACGTGACATTTGCCGAAAACAAGGCGGCTATGATTACGCTTATCCAGCGCACAGAGGAGGCTCTGGCAGAGGGCAAGATTGACACAGACAAAGGACTGAAAATCATCGCCGACATCCGCGTAAAACTCAACGACAAATTCGGTGCGTCCGAGGAGGCGAAAAAGAACATTCTGATTTTACCGCCCACCTACAATCTTATCTGCCCGCACACAAACAGAGAATGCTATCAGATAGATAAGGAATGGGCGAAAAAATATTTTAACCTTGTTGAAAAACCTAAAGAGCAATGACAGACGCTGAACTTATAGAGTATCTCTTATCCAACCCGGAGGAGTTACTGAAAAAGAAACCATTTTATCGTGGCTGCGCAGTAAACAACAAACGTAGAGGGCCGTGGGTGTCACCCGTAGGGCTTTCCGACAAGGTTACTGCAACGCTGCCCGCAATTTCGCGTATTCCTGTCACGCAGGAAACATTCAGTGAGGAGTTGGACGTATATTCCCACAAAGTGCTTTTTGATGAGAATATCCCCTCGATTACGATAAAGACAAAGAAAGGCGACGATGTGCTCAAAATGGAGCAATACCGTATGGCTCTGCCCTATCAACGCCTGATTAAGAACAAACAGGTGCGCCACCTTTGCACCAACCCCATGATTCAGACGCTCAATATCTCCGACCCGACGGACGAACAGAAACGTCAGTTTACGCGCATAAAGCAGGCGTGGGAGGATAAGAACATGGAGGGCGCAAAGACCACCTTTGTATCTAATCAAAAGTCGTATGGTGACGCGGCTTTGCTCTTCTTTATGGCCGATGGCAAACTCTGCACCAAGAACTTCTGTTTTGCTGACGACTACACGATTATCACGCACAAAAACGACGCAGGTAAGCACATTCTGGAATGTCTTATGTATGAGGTGGACGACATCACTTATGTAGATTGCTACGACGCCACCAACATGACCCGTCTTTCGCAGGAAACACAGGTAGACATGACCGGCAAGATTACCTCTTCGTGGAAACGTTATGCTCCCGTGCGCCACGGCTTTTCAGAGTGCCCGCTAATTACCAAGCGTGGTGAGGTAGCGTGGAACAACGGCGAGGCTCTGATTGAAAGCCTCGAATCGCTCTATAATGTGTTCATCGTGACGCAAAAACGCCACGGCTGGGGCCTTATCTACATCAAGGGTCAGTTTAGCCAAAATGCGCAGCGTATCGCT